GTTAGGAGGGGGACAACACTTGTCTTGGTTGACAAGTTCCGCATTAAGTGGACCTAGCTTATACTCTTAAGGTAGAGTACTCTATAATAGAGGCATACCCTGAGGGTATACACCTTACAACTATGAAGCAAGTAAAAAGAATGTATCGTATTGATACTATCCTAAAACTTACTTTAAAGCTGGTAAGTTGGATTCACCGAGTTTTTAAGCTTAGTGAAATCCGGCCTATTAGAGAATACAGGTACCTTGTGGACAGGCTAACCTTGATTGAAAAATCAAGGGGATCTTCATTTGCGATGAAATACATCAAAAATGTAAGATTATCTTTCCTACATCACTTATCAGGTGAATGGAAGGATAAACCTGTTCCGGGGGTCAGAGTTACCTATGATGGTATACCTGTAGTCTTCGGGCCTTTGATCAACTCGATTCGTCAGAGACAACACCTAGATTATCTACGTGTTATCATGACAATCATGTTTGCATCAAGAGCCCTTCATTTAGGAAAATCTCCCGACCTTGATCCAATATTAGAGCCACCTAAAGGAGTATCTCTAATACCGGATAAGGTTGCAAGATCTTTCTGAATTAGACTAGGGTATAAATCAGCAGACTCAAAGCCTAGGGCTTTAGATTTCAAGAAATGACACTTTACCACTAAATCAGGTCCAAATGGGCATGCCCTTTGAACATGTTTAGCAGATTTAAGTGTTATTCCTTTAAATCTAGTTGATAGTATTCGAATAGTTGGAGGACCTTCTCTAAGTGAGAAGATCGATCAATTATATCAAATGCTACCAACCCTAAGTGCAGTTCTGCCTTGTCGAGGTAGAATCTTTAGAAAATTATCTTTTTTTCCTGATAAAGAGGATAAAGTTAGGGTTATAGCCGTTGGTGATTATTTTTCACAAGCGGCTCTAGCTCCACTTCATCGTTATTTATTTAAGGTTTTAAAGAAAATTCCTCAAGATTGTACCTTCGACCAGGCAGGTTTTAAAGAAAAGATTATTGGATGACAGGTATTCTACAGTATCGACTTAACAGCCGCTACTGATAGGTTTCCTATCACCCAGATATCAAGTCTTTTAAAACAGCATCTGCCCGAAGATTATGTTGATGCCTGAAAAGACATCATGATAGGATACCCATTCGAGTTTCGTGGTCCAACTGAGACAAAATTTGTTTCATATGGAACTGGAAACCCGATGGGATTCTATTCTTCTTGGGCTAGTTTTGCAGTAGCACATCATTTTGTGATGTTCTACTGTTGTCAATTAACTAAAATTAATTGACGAACTGCCCCATATGTTCTACTGGGTGATGATATCCTAATTGGAGATCATAACCTAGCTAAAACATATCAAGAAGTCATAACTTCGTTAGGAGTAGAGTTTTCTCCACTAAAAACACATATTTCTCCAAACTTTTGCGAGTTTGCTAAGAGATATATGTTAAATGGTGAAGAAATCACTCCTTTTCCGGTTTCCTCTATTAAAGAATCTGCTAAGAGATATTATCTTTTAGTAAATACTTTAGAAGAGGCCACAAGAAGAGGATGAGCTACTCTTAATGGGATCCCTTCAGCAATTGAAGGATTCTATGAAACTGTGTTTCCAAGAAAACGGACCTTTAGGGCCCGGATCGAAGAACAGAGTTTTATCTGCGAACTCATAATGAAAGTTATGAGGGGATTTAAGTATGCTACTAACTCATGAGGGTTTAATCGATATCAGGCAATAGAGCCTTATATCGCCCTAACTGAGATTAGTAGGAAACTTAATCTCCCACTTGTCATTGCTCCAGAAGAAGGTATTGGTATACTTTCTAATGTAGCAGTGGAAGCTTTCGCATCCTCAAATCCAGTAAATATGGATAACGAGAAAGACAGAAAAGGGTACCCTTTAGGGGCCCTAGCTGAAAATCTAGTTATCTATATCACTGGGTTTATGGAGGATCCTTCAAAAGTAGCCTTTATTGAATGGATATCTTCGATTCCACATCTGCACTGTTATGGGCAGATTGAGGAGTCGTATATCCAAATCAGTAAAGAGGCTTACCGGATTGATACAACCGGTGGAGGGGAATGGCCATTGTTAATGAAAACAATGGCACTTCCACTAGATGATAGGATCTTTGTCCAAAGATCTTCTCATCTAATCTCCAGAGCCTCTGCCATAATAGGTAAACAACTGAAGGAAAGATTCCAACTATTATGAGAGTTTTATCCTCATATGAGAGACGTGAAATATCTCTCTGAGAATAAAATCCCCAAATAGAAAGGATCTTTCCTATTAAAGGTCAGTACCAAGTCAATGCAAAAATTTATTAAGATTACTCACCTTAATGAATATTGAATTGAGCTTTGACTCTGACCTTTAGCCTACC